ACAAGTCCACTATGCCCAATGCCACCGGCAACAGCACCTCGAAGATCAGGCAAATTAAAAGTAGTAGATCCGTCACCGGATCCAAAAGGATAGCTTAAGGATTCAAATAACGTATTTAAACCAGAATAAGTGCTTCTAGAAACAGCAGCGCCGTTGCATAAAAGCCACACCCCATGGTTAGAAGTTTGCGCAGAAATCTTATAATCGCCAGCATAAGTACCTACTGAATTGGAGGCAGGAGTAAATGTATTTGTGGCTGTATTAATATTGCCAATTTCTATCCAAGTTGTGCCCGCCAGATTATACACATACCATATCCATGGATTAGTGGTATTATCTATCCACATTGTACCCGATTGTGCAACTGTTGGGGCCGTATTACTAATGAATGTATTAGCAAGCATTCTAACCAAACTATCCTGATTTATAATAGTATTATTAAGCCCAAGTAATGGGTCTCCCCAAATATTAGCATCCCCTCCAGGTGTAGGTAGAATCCATCCAAAATTTACCGTATTTGTAGACATGTTAGATACTCAATATATTATAATTTTGTCGTTGATTATTTTTACGCATCATATTCCTTTCGAAGTCAGCAAATTCCATTGCATAAGTATTAGCAAGTTCCGGTGCTTGTAGAGTATCATGATAAAAATACTCCATAGCTTTTACCCGTACTAAATCTACTGTTTCATCTCCGAACCAAATGGAAGTGTCGGAAGGGACAGCAGGATAAAAGATGTCTTTTTGATAATACCAAATCGTGAATGTTGTATCTGCGCCGCAAGTCGGATAAACATATAGCGTGTTATTAAAAAGCGCATATTGCTTAGGAATTCCGGTCTCAGCACTATTTTCATAAAGCGCTATGAGATCTTCAAAAGTAATATTTAAAAATCCCTGACGAAGACTGTATAGACCATTACTAACTGCAAATTGAATTGTAATAATTGAACTAAAATCAGCAGGCAATGCGATATTATTTAAATACTGATTGATAGTTACTTGTGTAGCCGTTTTATAAGCCCAATAAAGTGAGCTTTCTACATATTTGATGGCCGAAACTATGGCATTATTCACAGCGGTAGTATACGTACTAGTAGTGGAACTATTCAGGAGCGTAGTCCCATCTCTATTAGTATCGTCTAAAATCTGTTGCGTTAATTGTCCAAAATTTACGGCCATCAAATTCTCGTTTATTAATTTTCTTCAACACAATAGTAGGTAACCCTTAAACGGATTAGACCTGCTGTTTGCGCAGTAGCAAGAGTTCCACCAACAGTACAAACAAGTACTGGGGCAGTTCCATCGCTATAAAGATAACCGTAACCAGCGCTCACTACACCAGCAGTCAATACTTGCGCTTGGTTGATAGTGACAGTGTATCTGTTACCAGCTAGAGCACTACCATTACCTGCAAGAGCAGCATTGATAAAACGTGTAGAAAGACCCGCATCACCAACGCTTATTGTTGCAGTTGGAGTAGCATTAGTATCAAGAGAAACTGTGTTAAAAGAAACTTCAGAAATCCTAATACCATTGCTTGGCAAACCGCCGACTGGTGTAGTGTATGTATCACCAGTCACTACGGTCGCACCGAGTGTTAGTTCGAACTCTACCGTATACAACTGTCCTGTCGACCAGCGAGCAGGATAATTAACATCTGGTAAAGGTTGTATAAAAGTATAATTAGTAGCCATGGTGTACCTCTAAATTGAGCTATAATTAACGGAAACAATCGAACCGTTATCATTGCTGTTGAAAATCACCTTCTTAATTCCGAAGATTCCAATTAGAGCTATCCTTTGTAGGTTACCAACGTCCTGGAAGTCAGTTTTTACCAGGAATCCAGCCACATTCTCGCGACCATCAGTGAAGCCTTTACCGAAGCAAATTCCACCAGCATCTCTACCGGTAAAGATATTTCTTCTAGTATTAGCAACAGCAACGGAAGAACCTGAGTTAACACCGTTTGGTATTTTGTCAGAGTTAAAAACACGAGTCTGAGAGAACACAAATGACCTTTGCATCTCGCCTTCACCGCGGCCAGATGTAATTAACGCTTGTTGGATATCTCTATATTGTAGGCTTGCAGATGCATCAGTTAACAAATCCATGTATGACTGAGTGTGTACATAGTAGTGGTATTTGATTTCTGAGGTTTCTGAAAGTGGCCTGATATAAGGTCTGCTAGTTTGCGCAATAGTTTCGCAAGTTAGGATATCAGTAAGTTTTGCAGTTGCAGTTGTATCTGCAGCAACAGCTTGGTCAGTCGCATCGCCGTTAGGTCTGATAATACGAGTAGCACTACCTGTAGATGGTGCAGTCGCAGGATTAAGACCGGTTACTTTGAGCCTATCATTACCTGTGTAGTTTTCACTGTCATAAGTAATAGTAGTTGCAGTATTACCAGCAAGTTGGTTGAAAGCACCAAGAAGGCCGCGGATTTTCATCCATTCAGATTCTACCCTATAGGTATCTTCCGGAATGTTGTAAAGCACGCGTTGAGCATCAATAGTGTAAGGTGCTGGGTTTTCCACCACGATACGCAATTGATCAATAGCCACCTTATCGGTGAAGTAAGTAAGTGCAGATTCTAAACCTGTGGCAGACTGCATACCAAGTAAACCTTGATCTGTAAGTCTTTGTAGGTAAGAAACAGTGACAGCGTCACCAGCAGTTTTGGAAGTATCATCAACACGACGAAGTGTGCCGGCCTTCATCATTTGGCCGAGCATTTCAGTATCGGTTACGAAGTCGTAAAGAGTTCTTTGAGACCACAGTTTGACCGTACTCGCCGAGTTGGTACTAAACGTCGTTGTAGACATAAGTTACCCTCGTAAAGATTGAAATAAAAAGTTCGTTATTTCTTGCAATACGAGGTTGTTTATCGAGGTTACCTTGGCTCGAGCCTTTTATAGAGTTTGCTTATCTCTGTTGGCTGTACGTCGCCCTAGCAAGTCAGATTCCGGGAAGACAAAACAATATGAGGAATACCCAAAACAAAACTCCCCGGAATACTATATATTACAATAGTTTACCCTTTAAGTAGCGTCTACATGTTTTTTGATTGAAGTCTGGCTAATTGCTTGTGAAACAAATCAGGATCAATCCGATTATGCTTATCGAGGGCCGCCTTTATGTCAACAGGCATAGAACCGACAATACCGCTATTCCCAATATTAGAGGTATTAGCACTGGCAGCCATATTCTTATTGATGGCTTCGACATTAATCGTGGGCTTGGTCTTCTCCGATTTGGAAGTGGTGTTATAGCCATAAGTTTTCGCCATATTATAAATTGTTTCCGCAGCATTTTTGCCACTTTCTATACTGGTAGTCAAGACGCCACGCATCTTATCAGCAACGAAGTTTTGTGCATGTTGCTCATTACCGAACAACTGTTTAGCAACCTCTAACTCTACTTTTTGCACATGCTCCAAGGCTTGTGTAAAATCAGGATGAATCTTCTCAAAGTTAGATTGATCTGAGGTAACGCGATTAGTATAAATCATCTCTTTAGTGCGCTGCTCATTTTCTTTAGCTACATTGGCAAGTTGCGCTTTAAGACCTTCTATTTCGCGCTTAGCATAATTAAAGGTATCGGTATCAAGTGGATCTATATTATCGAGCGCCTGTTGCTGCGCTGCAACATACTGTTGTTGCTCTTGTAATTGAGTCTGTTGATTATGCTGATTGAGCATTTCCCATTGAGCTTCAATACGGATTCGCTCTTCACGCTCTTTAGTCAATTGCTCTTCTAAAGCTTTACGTTTTTCAATTTCTTGGTTAAAACGTGACTTAGGAATCAAATGTGATTTCTCAGAACCGGAAGTTTCGGTTGGAGCTGTAGCTTGATTTTGGTCGATCTCTACAACTTCATCTACTGACTCTTCCGGTATATTTTCTTCACCCGGTGTTTCGTCATGCGACATGTTGAGTGTATCTTCCGAGGATTGCTCAGGTGTTGGCTCTTCAACTTGCGGTTGTTCAGGTTCTAGTTTAGCAAGTTCTGCACGAAATGCATCTGTATCCCCGAATATTTCTTTCGGTGGGACGTTATTTGAGTGATCTATCATAATGCTCCTATAATTGTTGATTGAAGATCGTACTCATCCGTTTATCGATTGTTTCATTAGTCATCTGATGAATCTTCGCAAGTTCTGCGGCAGCTTTTGTCTCAGTTAAATTGATATCTGCAACAAGTTTGGCATTGCCATAGCGGAGATTTTGTTCTTTTTCCATGGCTTCCATGGTGAGTTTATATGCAGACGCTTGTTTATAATCAGCCTCGGTAGTGAGTAACCTTTCATTTATAGGGTCAGGTTCTGGTGGAGGCGGTGGCTGCATCAATTCTTTAATTTGTTTGACCACATCAGGCTCAAAAGGTGCATATTCCATAATAATTGGCATTAAATCCACTGGATTTGGCTTATTAAGCATAGCAGATTGCATATCTAGCAGTTTAAGGAAGGTATCTTCTTTCTGATCTGGGCTTGTAGGCATTTCATCAAGTATTATGTCGTATTCAGCGGCTATATTGTTGCGTAAAAGCGGTATATATTTGCCACCACTTTCGCCAATTACGTCATGAATAAGCCTACCTTCATTATTTTCGGCAAGTACCCTCACGCAATCGATGTAGAGTCTGCCTTGATCTTGTAGGTACGCACGTCTTGCATCAAAATATGTACTTAAGGTTGTAAGACCTTGGCGTATTTGTTGACGCATAAAGCTGCTATTTTGCTCTTTTGATTGGATCATACCCATGAGCTCAGGTGTGACACCACATACTGACATTATCTGTGAATCAGCATATTGAATCATTTCTAAAATGCCTTGAGGGAGCGGAGGTGCAACCTTAGGCTGCATTTTGCCTGTAGATAGTGCGCCAGGTTCGTAAATAGTCACCATCTTAGCCTTAGAGTACGTATCTAAAAAGCCTTGGAGATTGGCAACTGCATCTCTTTCAATATGGACGCCACCTTTTGGAATTGTATTTAGAAAGCCTTGGTAATCGGATACAACCTGGTTTAATAGCCTTTGCGGGTACTTACAAGAGCGAAGTAAGCCATAATCATGCTGTACTAGCTCTGAGAAGTCACCTGTCATGAATTTAACGGAAAACCCACTCTGTGAGTAATTCTCAGATTTTTCCATTACTTTATGGCCAGTGATAATGGCGCGGTAGTATTTGTACTTAAATTGTTTTGCGAATTTAGCTTTAAGTCCTAAGAATTCTACAGCGCTTTTATAATCGGTCCAATCGCCCGCCTCATCAATTGGAAATGTTTGGTCAATATTCGGATCAAAACCATACTTCTCGCCGTACATCTGTTTGGTTGCCTCGAACATTGTGATATATTCTTCTAAACCATCCATGGTATCGATGCCCTGCATCACAGCCAATTGCTCAGGGTCAACGTCTCTAAATGCATTTTCTACTTGCTTGAATTTAACTTTCTCACGCCATTGATATTCGTAAATAACGCCAAGCTGTTTTACAGCTAAGATGTCTTGAAAGAATTCTAGAATACGAGCATCAAGTGTTGAGCTATAAATATCGTCAAAGTAATCAAGACCGAATTCTTGCCTAATGATATTACGATTAACCACTTTAAGGCGTATAACATAATCCGAATCCACTTTATTTTTACGTCTACTTGCGGGATCCCAGAACAGAAAGGCAGGGAATACCCTTTCAACTCTAAATTCCCCATCATGCGGCGGCTTTGTGTAATCCATCAATGTATCGGTTGCACCCACTCCACATACGAGCATATCCAAAAAGGCTAGCGAATATTCTAAAGCCGCATTGGATATTTGTTCAATATATTTAACCGCATTACCTACAACATCGCTAAACCCGTTTTGCTTTTCATTATTGATGCGAGGCACATATTTAACATCTAGCCTATTTTGAATTTCAAAGCCTAGGATAGATTGTATTACTGGCTTCACGCGGTTGATGGTAACTATAGGCATACCATTAGCTTGTTGGCGCTTCATATCTTCATCAAGCCATTGGTCACCCTCGTAGACTGCCCACGAGTCACGCACCTCTTCTTGGCGCCATGTTTGTTCTATAACTAAGTTTTCATTAATACGCCTTTCCATCATACGTATGATGTCAGCATCATTTTTGAGGCCCGTGGAGCTTTCTAAATCAATTGCACTTTCAGGGGTATCCCCAGACATTATCGACATCAAAGTAATGATTTGTATTTCAATACCTTAAAGGATATAGAGCTTTTTCGTGCGCATCAACCTGAATTACGACTAAGTGCTTGATTTTGTTAGGTTATCTATTTTTTCGTGCATGTCATCTAATTCCCATTTGATCCCATCAATACTAAAATGAAGTGCTGGAAGTTTTAAGTTTATATAATTGACCAACTCTTCCAATTCTTGTTCTAAAGATGCACGGCAATTTTTTTCAATGAGTATCTTATCTTCAACTATGCATAAGCGCTCTAATATTTCTTTATCCATGGATCACCTTATCAATTATAACATCCGATCTTTTAGGGCGCCCACGCTTTGGTAAAATAGGTTTACTTGACACTGCGTGCAATTTATCCAATCTTTGATGCATATTTACCAAATTAACGTTGAATATTTCCATAGCTTCACGTATTTCGTGTATTTCATCGGCATGACCAAATGCACATGCCTCTATTCTATCCACACGGTTTGTTAAGTTTTCTATTATAGTTTTTAGCATTTTAGCACTCCATTTCATCAGTTGGCTTATTAGTAGTCAATTGCCTTTGAAGCTCTTGAATCTTGGCGATTACTTCGGAATTATCACTACACTCATAAATCCTATAATCACGATCATCAAGCCTTTCCAAATATTCTTTCTGAGCTTCCTTTTCTATTTCATTTTTCCAATTTTCTTCAACCAATTTTCTTAAAAGATCCAATTGATGGACAAGATTACTAAGATCACCTGAGTATTGAATCATACGTTTTGTAATTAATCTTAATTCTTCACTAATGCCGTATGGCGTGATTATATCCGGGTTGCTAATCATTATATTTCTCCTACTTTAGGTCCATCGCCATAAAGCTCGTAATAATTTACTGTATTATGACCTGGATATTGCAGGGTAATATCGCACAATCTTGACATTGCATCAAGTAAATCATCATGTATTCCAACGGGAAAGGTGCAATATTCTTGAATTATAAATTCATTTATTACATCTATTGCTTGGTTTTTATAATTGGTCTTATAAAGCACCTTAGGAAAGTATATCTTCCTATCGCAAAAATATGGAATTAAGCGCTTGATGCGGTCTTCCTTAGAAAGTTTACCGCCTACCTCTTGCAAGTAAAATCTATAATTGCGATGAGCCATAGCTTCACGTAGCCAATCAGCATCACACTGCATGCCATATTTCTCGTAGACAACACTCTTAGGTTTATATCTCTTATGTAATTCAAATAGCTTTTCTTCGCGCTCACGCACGTTTAGGCGATCCCTTATCATGTCTATGAGGTAGAGGTTGCCATCACCACCTGCAGCCATTACAACCATCGCTGTGTAGTCAGAATCTTTAGTCTTAGAGTTGGCGGGATCCACAAATATGTAATAGTTAAGTGTATGTGGCGCAATAGTATCGTAATATTGCAACCATTCCTTACGGAATTCGCCACCACCCTCAGGGCTTGGTCTTTGCTGATATTGGCCTGAGTAAGCATAAGACCCCAGTTCTACTTTAAGATCAGCTATTTCTTTATCACCATTGCGCTCAGCGTGTAATAAATCCCCAGTTTTACGCTGCACCTCATAATAGCCGCATTTAAGTGTTTCGTCTTTCTCAGCAACCATAGGCAAGCATAAGTGCTCCCAGCCACCTTTCTCAAGTAGATGACCTGTTAAGTCTAGCTCATGTAAGCGTTGCATAATCACAATGATGCAGCCGGTCTTTTTATCATTAAGCCTGGTAGAGAAAGTTTGATCAAACCATGTGTTAGCATTCTCACGGAAGGCAGTCGACTCGCCCTGCTTAGCGCTTACGGGGTCATCAACAATTAAATACTGCGCACCCTCACCAGTTGCAGTACCCCCCACACTTGTTGCAATCCTATGCCCGCGTGCTGTGGTAATAAACTTACGTTTAGTATTCTGGTCTTCAACTATATTCGTGTCAGGGAATAAGTCTTTATACCATTGCTGTTGCATGACGAGTCTACAATCCAAGGCATGCTTAAAGCTTAATTCTTGCGAATAAGATGCGCACATTATTTGCTCAGCTGGGTTATGCCCTAAAAGCCATGCAGGGAATGCTACGTTAACTGAAATAGATTTAAGATGCCTGGGTGGGATATTAATAATCAAACGCTTTATTTCGCCGCGCTGGCATGCTAACAGGTATTCTGCAATGAGGTTTATATGCCAGTTATGCTGATAATTAGCATCAGGTGATACAGTGTGCACCACTTGCTCAGTAAATATTGATAAGTTGCGCTTAATAAGCCTATTAAGATTCGCGGGGGTTCTCTCCATTACTCAACTTTTTTGTGTATTCAACGGCCCAGTGTCGTCTTTCTTCAAGCTTAGTCGCATAAACCATATAATAATAAATCTCATTTATGCTATTTAAAGCATCTTCACGTATAGAGTCATTATACCACGCAGTTATTTCCATGTTGCCCCTCATTAGTTTTATATTCAGCAATCGCCTTTGCGCGCTCACATTCCATTGCACGGTCAAATAACGCGGCACCCTGGGTAGATAATTCGATTTTGTGTTCAAGGGGTGCCCCGTCTTTACCTGTTAATTCACTGCGTTCTATGTAGCCGCGATCTTTAGCCCTGCACTTAAGGAAGAACATGGTAGATGCAGGTACGTCAGCGTCTATTTGTGCATACAAGCGTGATTCTACAAAGTCTATAACAGTTTCTTCCGCATCTTTGCATCTTTGCTTGAAGTCCGGATCGCTCTTAAGTTGCTCATAGTACCAAGCGCGTGATACGCCTGTTTGCTTGCATACTGCTGTAACATTGCAGCGGTGCTTTTCCAATAGCTCAGGGAATTGCTTTTTTATGTTGTCAAACCTGTCTAACTGCGACATTTCTCACCTCTATGTAATTTTCTAGCAAGCCGTCTTTCAGCTCGCTCATCAATATGTTTATCACGTTTTTTACGCTCTTCAAGTCCAGTTGCCCAATAATCAGTAAGTGCATCATAATCAGGCGTATTATAAACCGCTGCTTTCACATCATCACTATAATAATCATCACCCCAGTCAGCAGTTTTATCGCTAGATGATTGCCATTTAAAGTTATGCATAAAGCTAATATATCATATATATCAGTATTATAAGCCTGATGTTGGAAATATCTAGCAAAAAAGTGAAATTATTTTACATATTGAGGTTGACAAGGTCATTGTCAGGGTGTATAACCTTAGCAGCCTTAGGGCAAAAACAACTAATGAGAAAAGAAAATGAGTAAAATGATGCGTAACATGCAAATCACAATAGAAATCAAATCAGTTTATGGCAGGGAGTTAATTTACCCCGGCTGTGAAGTATCCCATATCTTTGCACAATTGGCCAATAAGAAAACCTTGGATGAAGTTGACCTTAAACTTATCAAAGATTTAGGATATGATATTAAAATAAAAGCGCCAAGCTGGGAGAAATAGCATGTGGATATTAAGTCATGATGGACAAAAAATTATCAATTTAGATTTTGTAGAAGGAATAACATTAGGAGAAGATGATCGATATACAAAGCGTTACACACTTCACTTTGAATATTCAAAAGATGCAGGGGAAGATTTGATACAGCGTTTTTCTTCTCATGTAGAGCGTGACCTGGAATATGAAATAATTAAAAATCTTCTATTAAAAGATTAATTCCCTTCCGAAGAATGAAGGGGATACATGCCATCTATTCCATCTTCCTTCACCAATGTAAGATCGTAATATATAGCACCATTATGATATCTACTGTCGCCTATATATGTGTCGTCATCACCGATGGCGGCGATATATGTGAGCCAATCTTTAATTTGCATCTTTAATACCAAAAAATTGCAAATAGCCTTCTAGTCGACAATATTTGATAAAGGCAAAATAAAGTTCCCTCACCTCTTTATCGGTTTTTACATCTAGTATACGTCTTTTAAATTCTGCTAAATCATTACAGTCTTTTCTAAGATTAATGCGCTCGTGATCACAAATAAAAATGAACTTACCATCAGCATAGAATACTCCAGGATCTTCTAATCTTTCTAACTCTTTTTCATTAATTTGCATCAGGTTTACCTACTGCTATATTCATGATCGGTTTGTCGGCGCCGACAATCTATTGTAATTACTTTAAGAGCCATCAGCTTTCCTTAATTTCCATAATCACATCAGGGTAATCCGAATCAGGATTAACTTTCGTGTCAATTTTATCAATAAACACGAGCTCGAAATAAGTCTTATCCAATACCTTTACAAGACTGCGCTCGTCGTATTGCGATAGTATTTCTATTAATTTTCCAACATTAAGATGAGATTTCATATAACTACTTGATATATATAGAGTATCGACTCTAAAATGGTATAAAATATAAGTCAAGGAAAAGTGGTGCTAGAACATGAAATTTGTGAAGAATTTTACAAGCAATATGAGTACTTAAGTTTGCTGGGATACTTCAAATCCGATCCCTTTGTTTTCCATGTGCCAAATGAACGGCGTGCAAGCCCTGCATATTATGCAAAGCTAAGGCGCATGGGTGTAATTTCAGGCGTGGCTGACTACTGTGCTTTCACCGATAAAGGTAAAGTCGCTTTTATAGAATTCAAGCGCAACAAAGCTGCATGTAAAAAACTCAATGACGCGCAGCAATTTTTTCGTGAAGCATGCGAAAGCTCCGGTGTACCATATTTACTTACTTGCAGCGTAGAAGAGGCCATAGATTTCCTTAAAAGTTTATAAATTTCTATAAATTGTTAATAATACCTGTTGACATACTCTACGGATTGCCGTATATTCCGTATGCAACTTAATGAGAACTACAATGTACTTAATGATTTTATACCTGGCAATTGCCGCGGTAACTTGGTTTTTAATATTTACTTCAATTAATTGGTGAGGCGCTATGTTTATACCAATGTGGATACTAGTAATTTTGTTCATACTGTTTGTGTGTAATGACTAATGATGACAGTTGAACAAAGAAATCTGGCGATGCTCGAGTATTATAAATTACCGAAAATCAGCCATGATATAGACGCGCTTGAAAGGAAATTTCTGATTGAGTGTCGCAAAGACGAATTTGACGAATACATTCTTAGGACGTATTTTACGCATCTCTTGATGCTGACCGATGAACTTAAGGATTCGTATCGTCAAGTACTAGAACTAATAATAGAGAGAAAATAAAATGAAAAATTTAAAGCAAGATATAATGGGATTATATCAAGAATACTTAAATAAATATGGGAATAAGCCTGTAGCTAGAAAATATGATGATATGGAATATTCCGATAGAGTACGTAGAGTTTATAGAAGCCTTAACTATTTTATTGATAAAGAGATACAATTCTTAGAAGGATGCATAGCAGAGAAAAGAGGCGATAACGGAGATAGAAAGTGTTGGGAAGCAGATATAAAAACTCTAAATGACTTGAAAGAAGAAATTGTAACTTTGCATTATATTTATATTAATTATGACCCTCTTGTAAAAGGTAGATCTTTAAAAAACGGAGTATGGGAAATGATGAGACAAAAATTATATACTCTCGTAAATACTCCTGTCGAAGAAATTCTTCATAAGTATACATTGCCGACGAATGATTTAATTTATCATATAAATAATATTCTACATTCAGCTAAAAGTTTTTACATGATCAATGGTATTCGGTAAATATATGGACTTCTTAAACCCACTAGCATTAGCCCTATTAGGCTTAATAGTAATAATAATAATGTACAAAACCACGAGGAAAAAAGATGACTGATTTATTACCAGGCTACGATGAATGGCTATATGCTCAAGCAGAAGAGCACATGCGCAAACGCATAGATTATCATCCAGAAGATGACGAACGCGAGTATTATGCGATCCTCAATCATGAAATTCAACGTATTCGGGATATCCGAGCCGAAGAAGATCACGATTGATGGCATCTTTTAAGCATTTGTAGCTATTAATCTGCGATCTTGAGGCCCCTGAATATCTTTTCAGTAAATAACCTTTATCTACAAGTCTGGTGACAGCCTTATTGATTTTGGAGCTTTTAACCTCGGTTAGCATCATGTCTTCGTGGAGCTGCTCAAAAGTATAATGATATAGCTTTGCGAAGTCATTTTGTAAAAACCTATGTAACAGCAGGGCTTCTAAATAATCGCGCCCTGCTATTGTGAAAAGATCTTCTCGTATGATTATGATCTTAGGTTTGAACATCATACACTGATTAAAATACATAACATTACTCAATGATAATGCAAATTGTATATAAATCAATGTCTTGGATTAAGACCTAATTTTATTCTCCGTTTATTAACCTCTTCTAACCATTCAGCTGTTGGCATCATATTTGCAGCTTCAACAATCTTTATTTTTTTCTGTTCATTAAACATCAACCGTTTTATCGGTGCTATCATTCGTGAGCCCTTTTTATCTTCCCAATGCTTTTGATATTGGCAATATTTATTAAAATCGGCATTCCAATGATCAATGGTGCGCCTTATAGATGGATCTTTCCATTTATATCTATAAGCTGCTTCCCATCGGTCTATTGCTTCATAATATCTTGCACCTTGAAGCTGTGTTTTCTTCTCGATGGAATTTAGAGTTACCTTTCTGAACTTCAAATCATCTGTCAATGGTATGGGTTCAGTAGTTTCAAATACAGTTTGGACTTCTTCAATAACCTGTTTTTCAAAAAAGTTAGTATTTTCTATGTTAGTATTAATACTTACTTCTTCTTTCTTAGTCTTATTAGTAGTATGTGTAGCCTGGGGGGCTACATCGAGAGGAAGTGAAGTTTTAAGCGCTTTCACGGCTTTACGGAGTTGAATGTTTTCTACCTGATTTTTGAGGTTTTCATCATGCTCGTAAATATCATAACAGACTCTATATCTATTTGTCTTTTTGAAGCCACCACTACGTCTGGTAGCTATTAAACCTTCTCTTTCCGCTCTTAAAAGACATTGAATAACAGTTTGCCTATTGATTCCTAGGTCTTTAGCTATCTGTTCTTGTGTACACCAAATCAAAATACCAGTGTCATTATTGGCTCTAAACTCCAAATATTCCAAAATATACGGCAAAGCCCCTGTTTTATTTTTTAACATAGAACATTTAGCTTTTAAAAATATTACCCGTTTTTCGAAGTAATTCAGTTCTTTAGGAGTGTTTTGAACACTATTATAACGAAATAAATCCGCTTGGATGTTATTTTGTGCTTGATTATTTTCTGGGGTGTTATAAAAAGGAGTCATTATCTCTTTTGGTATGGAGTTAATAAGTTAAAGGTACAAAACAATAACTTACTTTTATTTTTGAAGGCGCTGTAATAGGCGCCTTTTTACATTTGGATTATCTATAGTGAATTTATTTACTATAAAAGTCGTTCATATTTAATAAACCTCTAAATGGCTTCAATCAACTGCAATTTTGCTATTCCTAACACAATTTTTTTAAAGAAAAGTATTGCAATAGCTTAAGTCGTTGATATATATTGAATTTACTCATTTCGTTTCTTTTGGTTTTAGTCAATGTGATGGGTGCCTTAAAAAAGCACCCGCCATATTAGCAAGTTCTTGCAATGTTTTCTTATGGATGTATAAAAGACGTATCTGGTATAAGCAATCTAATCACTTCTTGTACGTAGATTCTCTAGTAGCAAGGAGGGGCAGACTTGTAAGGAACACTTACAGGTTGCCTTCTCCTTTTTGTCAGGTGGTTACAAATTGTAACCGATTGAGGTCGTGACAATTTGTCACTTACTCATAATCCCTTCGTTTTCCAGGTGCTGCCATATGAACCTTCTTTAGTTTCGGATTTTCTTTTCTAGCTGCTGGAGAGGCCTTACGAGTAGCATTTGCTAGTATTGCTCCAGCATTTTTTTTAGGAATTCCTTCCTTTTTTGCTATCTTTTCTTCTACTGCTTCAAAGCCAGGGTGCTTCTTAGAACGCTTTTCCATATTAATACCCACAATCTTTAGATTTAGTTCTTTTCATACCGCGTTTGGCATCTTTCATATGACCATCTTGAACTTCGGTATACACTTGAGGCTTGTTCTTCAATGGCCCTTTGGTAGGCTTCATCTTATCGACTGCGCTACCTGACTTCATAGTAGACTTCTTTTTCATGTTAATACTCCATATAAAACAATGACTTAATGAGAATACTACACGGTAAAATATTTTGCACGTCGTAATTTCAATATCTCAACGAAGGCTTTGTATTCCGCAACTTTCCTAGGTAATAGCTCTTCATACTCCAAGAATGCGGCTCTTTCGTCAAATTTTGACTGGTCTTCTACATCTAGGCCTAAATATAAATTACGTACTGCTGGGTCTGAAAGGCGCGTAAATATTACTGTCATGAAACATCGTCAGGCAAAAATAAGTTTCTATATGCCTTTGCGATTTTGGTAAAATATGACGGATCGCTCAACAAATGCATCAGACATTTAAGAAGTTCCTGTGCAGGAATTCCAACTTCTCCCGCAATTGAGGCAACTATACTAGCGATCTTTTGCTCATTCATCTCGCCCCACTCATCTTTGCGGGATTCTATCATATCTAAGATTGAATACATGATTATAGCTTTCTGCTCATAGGTAGGCTCTCTTAGAGATTTAATATACTTACCATATTCACCTACGTTTTTGAATGTAGTGTTTTGTCGCTTTTTAATCCCTTCTAGGGCTTCTTGTAACTTATCGATGTGTTTTGTCTCATTTACTGTAAGTTTGCTCATTTATCACCCTTAAAGCTGATTAATGCATCTATTACTTTGATGTCAGTTTTTAAGGTCTCTATTTCTTGATCATATTTGGCTGTTTCTTCTTCAAGTGCAGTGAAGCGATCGTAGAAGTTCTTGACTATGATCCCCGCAAACATTTGCAATAAGAAAAACATTCCAATGACAATTTTAAGGAGCACTTTTGGATTGTTAGCGTGTAGTTGCATGTAAAAAGGCCTTATTACTATATAATAAGACCTTAATACATTGTCACAAAAAGTAAAGCTAAACTATTGATTTATATGGTAAACTCAACTCCAGCAGCTAGATCTCCATCCTTCTGTTTTTCTGTGAGAGTTTTTACATAGCTTGCGCTTGTCTTCATACAATCCGCTGCTGCTTTCACACATACTCCAGGTGCACGACTTGTTGCTTCTATACAGTTTTGGCCTGTATTGCTTAAGTGTAAACTACCCATATATGCAATGCGGTCCATGAATTTAACGAATAGTCCTGTTTCGAGACCTTGTGTAATCTCAGGGACATTTAAGTCGCGTAGTTTTTCTTCAGCCCAAGTGCCACAGTTGTGAACTTCTCTTATAACTTCCGGTTCAGTATAGGCTTCAAGAATTTTATAACCCGTGAATGAGGTTAAAAGCCCAAATAGATACCAACCCGTCAGCATATAATCAGCTTTTGAAAATTCAGAAAGGGATGGTAGTGGGAAAGAGAGTGGAATTCTAATTGCACCTGCAGCGCATATCAACAAACTATCTCGTACCTTAGTAACCTCTAAAAGACTTTTATCGCCACCCATATGATAATTATTAAAAGGCCCTATTTCTCTCGTAATAGCTTCTATTAGCTCAAAAGCTTTTTTAGTATCTACGAGCCAAGTTTTGTGAGACCTTTCCTTATCCCAGTTATCACCTAAAATTCTTTGAGTTGCCTTCGTAAGACTTCGAGCATTTATAAAACATTCATTTCTGTAGCGTATCGCATAAGCTGTTTTTGGCTTATCAAGCGCCAATTCACCACGATAAAGCTCATTATGTGTTTGTATAACGATAAATGTATGCTGCGCATATTTAGGATCTATAGATCTATCACGATCAGTGGCAACCGCTTTGCAATAACTGATAACGGATTGCTCTCTAGTAACTGTAAATTCGGGATTAAATATACTTTTAAAAAACTCATCTGCGGGATTGCCTGCCGGATTAATATCTGCGGCGGTAGCTACAGGGGCAGTTGTAGTGGTAGTAGTTATTGGATTATCTTTGCGTTTCATTTTTAGTCTCCTTGTTATTAGTGTTTAAGTCTGTTTTTTTTACTCTATCTTTAAAATCAGCCCAATAGGCATCTCCTGGTTGTCTATATTTATACTCAGATGCATTCACATAATCAGATAAAGACTGAAACCATTTATAGTCAGGTGGAGTCAAAGTGGCTAGAGTACATGTTTTATATATAGCTCCACACGCCAATATATTAACAATTCCTAAAGGTGTTACATGATTAACATATCCTTGATATATATCATATATCATCACGCTTGAAGTAAATGCCCATGTCCCTATTATTGTCATTCGTTGATAGAAGGCTTGATTTAGATATTCTTTGTATTCCTTTGAATATGCAAATACAAAGTCTTCCATTCCTTTACCGTTCCCCCGATAAAAGCGAAAAACAATTTTTCTCATCTCAGTTTCAGCCATTTTTTTTAGAGCTTCATCTTTATCTATTAATGCCTCCTCCTCTGGACGATCTATCTTAAAGTACTCACGGTATAAGTTATTTCGAGCAATCCTGTATGCATCTCGAAGGGCAACTCTTTCAGCATCGTCTTTAGGTTTATCACGTTTATGATCTTTTCGTAATTTATCCCAGACCTGCTTTCGTTCTTGCACTTGTTGCTGTGTAAGTTCAATATTCTTCATTACGTCTTCTCTTTTAGTTGCATTCGGGATAATGAATATCAATTTAATAATTGTCAATAATGCAAATATTAAGATTTTAGTTGTTGACATGTGCTACGGGTATCCGTATAATACGTACATTATATAAAGAGGCAACAAAATGAAAAAAAGAGTCAGAGGCAGGGAAATATATATGTCCGAGCTTACATATAAACATTTATATATGAGTGCAGCTCATTTTGAATGTTCAGTAGGCGCTTTTTTAGATGTACTCTTTGATGCATTACAAATCGCTAAGCTGCCAAGCTCTGATAACCCTAAAACTTTGGATTCATTAGAGCACTTCAAAAAGTATCTAAGCACCGTGGATTTTTCCAAACAAAACTATTTATTTAAGGATTTATAATGGCTCTAACTATACAACAGCGCAAAGATAGACGACTGGGAATCGGTGGCTCAGATATAGCCGCTATCGTGGGAATTAATAAATGGTCTACGCCTTTAGATGTATATCTAGAAAAGATCTCTACCGAAGAGCCCTATGAAGAGGAAGTGCAACTTATAGGAGCCAATCCTATAGAATGGGGCAATATTATGGAGTCCGTTCTAGTCAAGCACTTCGAACGCACCACTAATTCAACCTGCGAAACTCAACTTGAAACCTTTGTGCATCCTGAGTATCCTTATATGAGAGCTAATGTTGATGCAAAGATCGTAGGTGAAGATGCGCTACTCGAATGTAAAACAGCAGGTCAATTCATGGCTAAACAATGGTCTGACCTTGGTGGCGATAATATTCCTGAGCCTTATTTGCTCCAGTGTGCATATTATGCAGAAGTTGCGAACGTTAGTAAGGTTTATATCGCGGTATTGATAGGTGGGAATGATTTTCGTATATATAATTATGATCGCAATGCTACTCTTGGCAATCTCGTATTATCCAAGGTAAAAGACTTTTGGGAGAATCATGTTCTTAAGCAGATTCCGCCGGAAGCTATCAACCTGGAAGACTCAGTAAAGCTTTGGAAGTATACGACAGGCGAAGATGCTAAGTGTGTAACTCCGGAGATAGAGCTTATACTTAAAGATATGCGCGCTCTCAAAGCCCAGCAAAAAGCTATAGAAAAGATCTACGCAGAAAAGCAATTACAAGTATGCAATTTCTTGGAGCAAGATATAGCAATCAATGATGAACAAGGTCAGACTCTTCTTACCTGGAAGCCTCAAGTTACTAATAGATTTGATGGAGCTAGATTTAAAGCAGAACATCCAGAGATGTATGCCAATTATATGAAGGCCTCGCAAACTAGAATATTCAAATTGAAAGGAGAGATAGAATGAATTCATTCATCATAAATTTAATAATGAAATATCTTCGATACAAATATAATTATTGGGTATTGAAAGAATTCGAAGCCGATGAAAATTGTATTGAAACAGAAAATGAAAAGATAAGATGGAGAGATTTAACTATGGCTTTTGCAAAATTTAAGGAGAATAAAAATGATGCCATTAAATGATAACACGCCAAATGATGAAAATATCATATCAGTTAAGAGCTTTATCAAAATAATGATTAAGTATCAGTTGGTATTTGACTGCGCATCAGCCTTACTAACTATCAAGGATAGAATGGTAGATATGGCAAACGCAAATCGTCTTCCAACGGCAGAAGAGAATGAAGCTGCCCAGGGGTTGTTGCCTGCATTGCTATTTATGAGCGAAGAATGTCCCAAATTCTTTCAAGACATAAAAAATGCAGTCGATAAACCACAAAGCGAAGAATTGAATTAGGAGAGATAAAATGACATCAAGATTGCCGAAAAGTAAATATTGTGCACCATTAATGGAAGTAATAGAAAAAGCTATTGAAGATTCCGGAATTTCTCTGGAAAATATGATGATAAAAATTTGTATAGCCGATACTGAAGGAGCTGGAGCAAGACTTAAAACATATGCACCTTCTGGCCCTTATACACAAGCTAGAATAGACAGGATAAAATCAATGGAAGCAAGATTATTTGAGATTTCTCAAACTGATTCTTGGACTATTTCTGATAAGATATTTTTACCTAATAATTTCGAAGAAACATTAAAAAGAGAAATAAAATGACACAAGTAACTAAAACTAATGGAAAATCAATATCTCCATTAGCCCCTCAAAATTTCGCAGAAGTAGTGAGATTATCTGAAATATTAGCTAAGACAAATTTTATACCCAAAGCTTATCAGGGACGACCTGGAGATATTGTAGCCGCTATATTACTAGGAGATGAACTAGGATTACAACCAGTGCAATCTTGTAATGATATAGCTGTAATTAATGGAAGACCTTCAGTTTGGGGTGATGCTGCCTTGGCCTTAGCAACGATACATCCAAGTTTTGAATCTCATTCAGAGGTCTATGATGAAAAATTACAAGCTTATATTTGTAGTATTAAACGCAAAGGGCATCCAATGCATATTGTGACATTCTCAGTAGAAGATGCCAAAAAAGCAGGTCTTTGGAATAAACCTGGACCATGGACGCAGTACCCAAAACGTATGTTGCAAATGCGTGCTAGAGGTTTTGCTCTACGTGATAAATTTTCTGATGCAATTAAAGGTTTAATACTAGCTGAAGAAGCTCAAGATTTACCAAAAGATGTGACTCCAACCTCTTCGGATGAAACAAAGATTTATGCTTCAACATCAGATAAGCTTATTGATAAACTTTCTACGACTTCACAGGAAGAGCCAGTTATTTCCAAAATAGAAACAGCTGAGATAGAACCGGAAGTTATAGTAGAGCCAATGCCAACTTTAGCTGAGCAACTAACTATTCTTATGAGTGAAAAGAACATACCAATAGAAGTTATGCAAAAGTGGCTTAAGGCATCCGGAGCAACCAAAATCAGCGAGATGGGTGAAGACGAGTTAGAGAAGTGCATTAAATATGTGCATGACAAATATTAACTATGAAAATCAATAACTTAGACCATCTTGCTGACGCCAACGAAATGGTCAACAGTATATCGGAAATTCCTAATAACTCAGATGCTGAAAAAGCCCTTTTAGGAGCGTTTCTCAATAATAATGACAACATAAATCAGGTTAATGATTTTCTTAAGCCTGATCACTTTTATGTGCCTCTACATAGTAAGATATATGAAGCGATTTTAGAACTAAATGAGCGCGGATTAATTGCGAGTCCAGTTACACTCAAAAATTACTTTGAGAATGAACTTAAAGAATCAAAAGTCTCCAGTATAGACTATCTTATGAAACTATCAATCCAAGCGGCTTCAATTATAAATTTAGCACATTATGCCAAAGAAGTATTTGATACTTTTTTAAGAAGAAGTTTGATCAAGGTTTGTGAAGACTCAATACGCAATGTCCATGATTATGATAACTACATTCTTACTAAGCAATTAATAGAAGAGGCGGAGCAAAGATTATTCACATTAGCTTTAGACGGTTCGGGTCAATCTGAAATGCGAAGTATGAAATCTTTTGTATGTAGTACATTAGAAAAAATGGAATCCGCTAGAAAAAATGGTGGTAAGATAAGTGGTGTTTGTACTGGATTTAGCGACGTAGATAAGATACTTGGAGGCATGCAGGATTCAGATCTTTTGATACTTGCGGCAAGACCATCCATGGGGAAAACCGCTTTAGCCGTAAATATAGCTGTTAATGCCGCAGAGAGTTTTAGTAAATTAGAAATCAAAAAATCTGTAGCTGTCTTCTCTTTAGAAATGTCGGGCGAACAGATTACCAATAGATTATTTGCTATGAAAACTGGAATTAATGGGATTTCTCTTAGAAACGGCTCTTATAACGATAATGAAGCCGTTACAGTTGCCAATGCAGGTGATCAAATAGGAGAGCTCCCGATTTTTATCAATGATATATCTGCGATAACGATCTCAGCCCTTCGAACACATGTGCGACGTCTCAAAAGACATCATAATTTGGGTCTTTTAGTAATAGATTATTTGCAATTAATCAAGGGTACATCTAAGCCTAATCAATTTAATAGAGTGCTAGAAGTAGGAGAAATTAGTATTGGCCTAAAAGCCATTGCCAAAGATCTTAACATTCCAATTCTAGCATTGTCACAACTCTCACGAGCTTTAGAAAGTCGTGAAGATAAACGCCCTCAATTATCTGATTTAAGAGAAAGCGGGAATATAGAGCAAGATGCGGACGTTGTGATGTTTATCTATAGAGATGAGTATTACCTTTCTCGTAAAGAGCCACAAATTCATGAAGTAGATAAATATAGTAAATGGCTTTTAGATATGGAAAAAGCTAAAGGTGTTACTGAGATCCTAATAGCCAAACAACGTAATGGCGCCATTGGTAATGTCAGCATAAAATACAATCCTACAACTACACGCTTTGAAGATTTATAAATAATTTGACTCTGAGAAAATCCATGTAATTATAAAATGCTATAATTATCAATGAGTTACATTATGCCAAATAAAAAGATGGCCAATTTTAATTGGGATGTTTTTTTAGATAAGATAATAAAAAGTAATATCAAACTATGTAATTATGCCAATCTTGCTGTAGTTAGTGATAATGTTTATGTAACAAGGGACCCAAAAATAGATATAGAAGACGCATCTAATCACAAAGCTCTAAGAAATATAGCGCAAATTTTTGAAATCGATGATGAAATGGGCGAAGTGCTTGGCAAATTAGGCCAAGAGTATATAAAATATAATGCTCAAGAAGAAGTATTAAAACTTATTAGACTGCCCTATGAATCTGTAATACTTCAATATTATGATAAAAATTCTGATATTTTCATGTCGCTTTTTGCACAACATTCTGAATTTCAATTTCAATATGCACCTTTTGATCCTAAATTTATATTTTTCGAATATTATATAGCTAATTATTCCGAAAAAAGGCGAATGTATACAGCTCGTTTTATAGATGATTCTAAAGGCATCTTTTTAAATAAATTTTCCAATGATCCTATATATAAAAATAATTTATTTGGCATGGAAAGTGAACATGTAGCAAATAGATTGCATGCATTGTTGATGATTATAGGGTTTTGTATAGCTCTCAATACTAAATGTTTATATAAAGAAGAAACGGTTTTCTCAAAAAAATCTAACTATCACTGCGATGGTAAAGAGTACATAGTAAAAGAACACGGATACAAAAAATTAAAACTATCTCTCAAAGGAAAACAACACCTGCAATATATAAGGGAAAAATATTCAGGATCTGCAAATAAATCCCGTCAACATCTAAGGCGCGGTCATTTCAAACAACGTAAAACAGGACTATTCTGGTGGAATCCTCACATCTCATGCAAAGAAAGTGAGTATAGTATAGAAAAGAGTTATAAAGTAACGGCGTGACAAAAGCGCCAAAACTGACAAAAGTAATCATTACATTTATGAAGCGCCTTAATGTAATTTAGGGCGTTTTTTGCACTATAAACACTATATATAGTAGTGCGTCTAAATTGCATTAAAGAGCTCTATAATGAAAAAATGCCCCCTAGATTCCCTCTAGATTCCCCCTATAGACTTTCTGTTTCAATATCGGTTGCTTTATTCAAATTCCGTAGTATAATGCAAAAAGGAGCTTGCGGATGCTTTTATATGATGATAACTTTTGCCGTTGTTATCGGAAATGAGAATAATCGCTAATAGGAGAAACAAAATGACTAAAGAACACACAAAAGGAACTAGAGTACGAGGACGTCCGCAAGAGCATCTTCATGGAGAGATTCCTCATGCACCAAAACCTATTTTTCTACCAGATTATGTAGCTACCCAAAAAGATTTGCTTAACTTGGCCACTAAAGAAGATATATATGCGCTTAAAGAAGATATATATATGCTGAAAGGCGATATGGCTGCACTAAAAACAGAATTGAAAGGTGATATTGCATCATTAGAAATTAAAATGATGAATACAATGGCAACCAAAGTAGAGCTTAGAATATTAGGAGTATTAATTATGGCAGGTTTAGCGGCTTTAGGTATTTTAATTAAATTGGGTTAGTCATGAAAATAGGATATGCAAGAGTCTCCACAAAGGAGCAATCTTTAGATTCTCAAATACAAGAACTAGAGAAATTCGGATGCACAAAGATATTTAGCGAAAAGATCTCAGGAGCTAAAGTTAGAATGCCTGAATTAGAGGCATGCTTAGAATTCTTACGTCCTGGCGATACATTAGTAGTTTATCATTTGGATAGGCTCAATAGATTGTCAGCACGTCTTCTAACATTGCATGAAGAGTTAAGAGCTAGAGATATAACTTTAGAGGTTATTACATTGCCGATGGATCTCAATGATCCAACAGTAGGTAAGTTGGTACTCACTATATTTAGTGCTCTTGCAGAAACCGAATATAATGTTAAAAAAGAACGGAGCCGCAGAGGAATGCTAGCAGCTAGGGCTAGAGGAAGAGTTGGAGGGCGTATATATAAATTAAGTCCCGAAAAAAGACAATTAGTTGTAGACGCGCATAAATCTGAGAAATATCCTATCAAACAAATAGCACAGATGTTTGGTATAGGTATGACCACTATATATACTTACTTAAAATTAGCGGAGCAAAAATATCAGCCTGCCTCTCATGATCCCGAGGAACTCGATGATATGATAGTAATGTAATTACATGTCACATTGCAAAATAACACAATTCAAGTTTGTAGAAGCTCCAGCATTTAATATTTTAGCTCTTATTGGTATACTACTAATATAATCATATATTGGTGAAGCTATATTAGCAGTGTGACTGATAAGCTCTCCAAATCCGTCATAACAGGGTAGCCACGCAGTTACAAATTGGGGAGGAGTAGAAACTTGCAATTCCATAGTAGCACCATCCCAAGTGCCCCACATTTTTATTCTAGCTTTCCCATTAGGAATGCCGAAAGGAAACACTGCGGAAGTTCCATCAGTGGTCGCGCCATTAAATAATACTAACATTTTAACCCGTAGGTTGAAGCGTGCAGTAAAGACTAGTAGAAGCCCCTGAGCTAGATTGGACAGCTCGTATTTGGTCATCGTATACCATGTCTTCAATAAAGAATACAGCAGCTGCGGTTGCACTAATGACGTTACCGTTGCGATCTTTAAGAGGAAGCCAAGTACTTGCTAGTACGTTAGTAGGTGCGGCAACTTGCAAGGCAATAGTCGCACCATTAAAAGTTCCAAAAATTTTAACACATGCCTTATGATTAGAATAAGTAAGATTTGCTGCCGTAGAGTTACCATCGGTCGTTTGAGCATTAAATAATACAATCGTATCTGATGGCGAAGTAATAGTCATTTAATCCTTATGGATAGGTTGGATCTGTTTCAGCTTCGTCTTGTTCGTAATGAGCCATTTTCTTCATGGTTTTACGATCATATTGACCATATTCAGGTTCCATCATGTTAGTAACGCCACCGATATGGAATTCTTTCACAACAGCATCTTTATAATCGTAGTTTTCTTCTATAGCAGGCGAAAAGCAAAAATCATCCTTGATGTTGGCCTTCATATTGCCTTTAAAATTTTTAGAGCGGTCGTAGGACATGGTAACCCATTGAAAATTATGATATATCAGATTTTACCACCTATCGAAAGGCAGTCAACATGATTATTTTTTCTTTGTTGATTTAGGCTTTTCTTTAGAGCGTCTAGCCTCGCTATAGGCAATTGCTACTGCCTGTTTCTGAGGGCGATTACCTTCATCCATCTCTCTTCTCACATTTTCAGAAAAACCTTTTCTTGTGCGTGCAGCTGAACCCTTAACTAGAGGCATCTTCTACTCCTTTATTTAATTGTTGTTTAACTTCATCAAGTTGTTTCTTAATCTCTGGGATAGTCATCATAAAGCCTTTAATAGCCATCATAGCATCTCTTGAGTCTAGAATAGCTCGCTCTAACGTTGCAATATCGGATTGTAATTTATTCGCATGTTTGCTTTCGCGTTCATCTAGAGTGTTTGCTTGTAATTGTAATTTAGCCATTCCTTCCTCTACAGTTTTTGCTAGATCTTCTAACTTCATTTGTGGTTTTGGAGGTACTATTTTTGTAGTATCGATTACTACTTTACCAGTTTCATCAATATCTTTCCAATAATCTCTATGCACTCTATTTTTAGGCATGAGCTCTTGATCTATCCAATGATGATATTGATGATCATCTGGTGTATGGCAATGTATGAAGTCTTGATATTCTGTATCGGTAAGGTTGTCGAAATCTTTAACTTTAGCTAACCATTGTAATCGCTTTTGATGAGTACTAGCACTAATATGCGCCTTTTTATCTAAATCATGTTTTAGACCCAATTCCACAGTAGCTTTGAATTTTTCTTTGCCAAGTTTTGAAAGTTCTTTTTGTAGAATAGATTTAGCAACAGGGGTACATTCGTTAATAGTTCCTTCGGCGGTTTTATATACTAAAATTTTTGTCATATTTATAGCGCCGTTATTTTTACGTTAACAAAAGTAGGTTGTATAAATGATCCTCCTACGGTAGTCATGTGAACAGTAGAAGTAGTAGGATTAGCTACTGAATCAAGAAATAAATTACTCGAAGTATTTACATTGTCCATAATCATTCCAGAAGAGCAATAATTCACATCAGCATAGTTGCTAGTAAAATTGATTATGAATCTACCTGTAGAACTATTGGTTACACTTGTAACATTGAGCGAAGCATTAATAGTAGGCCCCGCTTGAGAATAATTAAGCATTGTATTAGCAGATCCAGTACCCGCAGGTGCAGCTTGCCAAGTAGGCAATGCTCCAGCACCATTTGAAGTTAAAACTTGAGTCGAAGAGCCCAACCCCGAAACATTTTGGAAGGCTCCTGTAGCAGTAGTACCTGCACATATAACTGAATAAGCTGTAAATGTAGTATTATTTGTTCCACCATTACCTACAGGAAGTGTGCCGGTTACGCCATTGGCAAGATTGACTTGTGCCCAAGCAGGATTATTTGATGTTCCGGTATTTGAAAGATAATTAGTCGCTGTAGAACTTTTAGTAAGTGCTGAAATAACATTGGTAGCAGAGCCATAAAATATATCGCCTTGCGCACATGTGCCAGGATAGGTTGCAGTTGACCAAGCCGGCGTAGTAGACGCGCCAGAAAGCAAGACTTGGCTAGCAGTTGCAGTCCCTGAAAGTATGGCGCCTGCCGAGGCCGTTGAATAGAATATACCCCCATTTGAGGCCGTAAGATTTGCGCTTGTGCCACCATTTGCTAGAGCAACTTGCCCGCTTATAGCAGAAGCAGGGTATCCAGTGCAGTTTACTAGATTACCACTTTGAGGAGTGCCAAGTACAGGAGTGGTCAAACTAAGATTAGTAGCAGCAAGCCCACTCGGTAAGGTTGTGCTAAGCGACGGAACGCCAGCTCCACTTGTGATAAGTACACTGCTATTAGCAGTTGCAAGACCTGCAATCACACTAGCACTTGAAGAATAAAGTATCTGATTAACAGTAGTAGTAGCGGGATAAGTTGCAGTTGACCACGCAGGAGTCGTTGATGATCCCGAGAGCAAGACTTGATTGGCTGTAGCAGTTCCTGAAAGAATCGCTCCTGTAGAGGCATTAGAATAAAATATGCCGCCATTGGATGCAGTTAAATTAGCACCTGTTCCGCCATTAGATAAACTTAGAGGAAGTGATGGCAATTGAGAAGTTGTAGCCAAAGTTCCTGATGTTGGGAAAGTAACACTAGTAGTATTCGTCATTGTAAATGTACTACCAAAAGCACCAGAAGTAGTAAGATTGCCAGCTATTGTAATAGTACTCGCTCCATTATTAACCCCAGTTCCACCATATGTACCGGACAGAGGAGTTGTTAAAGCTATATTATTGCCAGTCTTAGTAAGAGGCGCTGAAACCGTTATATTAGCCGCAGAATCCATTGCTGAAAATATAATAGCAGTAGTTCCTATGGTAAATGGACCTTGTCCCGTTTCTACAAATAGGTTAGTTGCATTTACTGTGCCTTCAGATATGACAACATAAGCACCTTCTACAACTCCATTAGGTGCAGCAGTATTAAAATCAGTAGCGCGAGTAAGCACCCAATTAGTACTACCAGAGCCAATATTAGTAACAACATAGATACCATTTTGGAATTGGTTACCTCCTGCTTGATCTTTGATAAGTACTCGATCGGCAACTGCCAGTGTAACGCCATCCATGACTAAGGCGGCTTGAGCGCCTGCATTAGTAAGAGTAGCTCCGACTCCTGAAGCTCCATTGTTATAAGTTACAGTTAAAGCCGCAGTTGAAGCAACACGGCAAGAAGTTCTTGGAGAAAGTCCGGCAGACATGGAATCAACATATTGCTTTGTAGCAGCTCCAAGACCTGTAACAGGATCGCCACTTAATATAAGCAGTCCTGTCATTGTACTGCCAGTTATAAGCACAGGAGCTGGGAAAGTAAGATCCGTAGCCATCGTTACTGGATTGTCTACAATGGTAAACCAAGATCCGATAAAATTTAAGATAGTTCTTTGAGTAACGGGAGTTCCATTTTGCTCTATAGTTTCGACTGCACTTGATACAATAAGATTATTAAATTGTGCCATTAGTACATCTCAAGTGAAACGGTAAGTGAAGTAGTTCCGGTTGATCCAGATTGAACCGCTCTAACTTGTTCTCCTTGTATTAGATCCATCAATGATCTCTGACCATTTATACTGAAAATCATTATATTCCCGCTAAAATCCGGTATATCTATCCAAACAGGTGATGCACTTGTACCGGGAGCAAGAGATTGAAACTTAATAACGGCGCCTCCAAACGTACCCCATACTTTTACTACTGCTAATTTATTAGAATAAGGAATAGAAAATGGGGTACTGTTTGCATCAGTAGTTTGATTTTTAAATAAATATAACGTACCGATGTTACTAGACATTGTTATTCTTCTTTTGGAAGTTCAGCTTCTTTTTTAGTTGCCTCAATTTCTGCCTCTATACAATGCCTTAAAGTATTATCTTCATCATTCTTCATGCCATCTAAGATAGCGACAAAAGGTGCAGATACTTGGTAAGGCGATTGATAGAAAACACTCAAAATCTTTTTGGCATCTTCGTAAGGTATTTTAAAGTTCATAATTGCTCCTATTATGAGGTTCTGGTTACATAAAGCGTAATTACGCCATTTACTGCTCCCACACCGCCAGTAACGGTTGCAGTCACAGTATCTCCACTTAAAAAGGTATTTGCAGCTGATGGTGTTGAAGTTGCATTTGATGCAACACCTGAACCTGCAGTATTTACTGTAACAGCACCTCCAGTTATAGCAGTAGGACTACCAGAATGGTAAACCGATGGAGTTACCGTTATATTAGTTGCAGTAAATGCCCCTGAAACCGCTACTGCAACAGATGTTACAGTGCCATTGAAAGGTGCTTGGAATATCACAGAAACAGCTCCTGCTTGTGCAGTAATAGGTGACAAATAAACTTGTATTGCTTGTGCAGTACCTATTGGTATAGAGCTGAAAGTTTTAACTCCAGCTATAGTTTGCGTACCGTGATCAAGTACAATATTAGCAGTTGCTGTGCCGGGATCAGGGAGGGTATAAACGGTAGCTTGCCCTATTACACCATTAGTAAGAGTTGATGCAAAGTTATTTACGTTATTAGTAGCGTCTATTATAAAAGTGCCGTTAGAAAATAGTGATGGAAATATTGTAATAGTACCTGCTGTTCCTGCGGCGCCCAAATGCAAAGTATTAATTTGTGTAGTGCCGGTAATAACTTGGTTACCTGCGCTCAAGATCACGTTTGCACTACCAACGCCGGGGTCTGGAAAAATATAATCAGTTGCTTGTCCTATCGATCCAACAGTAATGATAGATTGAAAATTACCTGCGTTATTAGTCGCTTCTATTAATAAACTGCCATTATTAACCGTTGGGGGATAAAGTACCAAAAATCCTGTATTACCATTAGAGCCAACTTGGAGAGTTTGGGCATTAGAATACCAAAGGCCTGCTTGCCAACAATAATAAGTAACAAAAGTCTCAGCAAATTGATTAGTACCCACGTTAGCAGTTAAGGCATTAATAGTGTCGCTTCCAGAACCATATATTTGTATATTATTGTTGGTGGGATAAACAGTTACAGCAAGTCCTACTTGAGCAGGAGGTAATTTAACACTATAACCTGCCCCCGCTGCAGTAACGAAATTTATTGTACTTGGTAGTAATGTAGCAGCTGCTTGAGTGCCGGCTACATTAGCTGCAACTCCTGCGGTAAGTGAATTTATGGTTGCTATAGATGGACTAAAAGTAAGTGTACTATTAGCGAAGGTAAGTCCAGCATTAGTAGTTAGATCGCCTGCTCCATTGGTCAAAACTACAGAGTTCGGAGTAAGGCTTACACCACCACTTATAAAGTTAGAATAAGCAACTTCACGTGGCAAATATTGCCCGTTACTTTGCTGTTGTTGAATTAGAATTAGATCTGCAGCAGCAACGGATGTTACTTTTAGACCTTCGGCTCTTACGACACCTGCGCGCATGGGAATACCATTTGAATATTAACTATTCAATAGGATACAGGCTAAAAAAGCATTGATCAAATATAAATATCAATAGGTTAGGTAAATTATTGTGCCGGTTGTATAGCTTGATACAAGTTATAAAGTTTCTGTTGTTCTTCTCGTGAAAGCTTACTAAAATCACCTTTTCTTATAAAATCCTTTATAACATCTTCTTCAGACATTTCATGATAATTAGGTATTGTCTCAGATTCCGATGCGCCTTCTTTGGATGGATTTTCTTTTTCGTTTTCTCTAGATGATTGAATTACTGTATTTAATAAAACACTCATTCCATAATTTCTTTCGGCTTGAGTAGGCAGACTTCTAATGTTTTGGAATTCTTTATCCCAACCAGGATTCATAATTAAATCTATAGCTGCTTTATCTACTTTTTTACCGCCAAATTTGGCTATAGTCTTTTGTAAAAATTCTCCAGTATTGCGGGGCACATCCAATGAAGATTTAGCAAGTCCAGCAGCGGTACGCGGAGTTACAGGCTCTAAAGAGTTTTTAAATGCTTTCTCCATATCTGCTAATTTTTGTTGGGCTTTAGGAAGTCCTTCAAGAGCATCATGGAACTGTCTATAAGTTTTTTTGTCTCTGGCTATTTTATTATAAAAATTATAGCCACCTGATTTAGTAGACCCTACGCGTCTTTCCATTTCTTGACGAACTATCCCATACCATGCATCGGGATTTTCTTTTAATAATTTATCTTTGACTTCTAAAAAGGCATTATGATTTGTCTGAGCAGGATCGAATAAATCTTTACCAGCATTTTTAAGAGTGGCATCCTCTCTATTAGCTACTTTTCCGATGGCACTTCCTTGAGTTTTCTGAGTGTACGGGAGTCCTTCTTCATATATAGATCTGGCTTTTTTATATCCCGGATAAATTTTGTCTACAGTATCTGTTAAGCGCTTTTTCGAAGCTTCTAATACTCTTACTGTATTTTTATTGCCTCGTGCAGCATATTTAGCGATATCCGCATCAATACGTTTTTTTGCTAAATCTAAAACATAAACAGAATTTTTTTCATAACCTTTACGATCTACAGCAAATTTAGGATCTGTCCAAGCATCTTCGATAGCTTGTATTATGGTAGGATCTTGAGATATTTTCTTAGGATATTTAATACTCTCAATGATTTCTTTTTTTCTAGTGGCAATAGGTTCTCCAAATTCATCTAAACTATATTCTCGAGTAATATTTGTATGCTTGGTTTTTTCACCTATTGTTTTTTTCCCAACTGCTTTATAATAAGGCTCAGCTTTTGCGCGCAATACCTCTTCTTCAGATTTAATAATTTTTTGTGCACTTTCTCTAATAGCTTCATCTGCACTTAAAGTCTTTTTGGTTTGAGGCGCTATTTCATTATATAAATTTTCTATTGCTGCATTTTGATTCTCAAAGTTAGCCATCTTTCTATCATAGAGATTTTGAGCATTTTCTTTACTCACTCCTAGGCGAGCTTCTTGGGCAGCTAAAAGAGGATTACCTGAAGCTTCAGCAGGAGTTAAATGAGTTCCTATTCTAGCAGCTGCTTCTTTATTTTTTATAGCTTGGGCTAGATTCGGAGGAGTAAATGTACTTTTTTGATAATTTATTGCTGCTTGTTTTGCATTAGGAACCACACTAGGGATATTAAATATACTTCCTCCTGCCAATCCTCCAAGTATTTGTGCTAAAGTACTATCTGGTTTTATTTCTCGTGCACCTTCTACACCAACACCCGTTCCAATTAAAGCGCCATAATCTTTTATATTTTGTGGAGCGATAAATTTACTTAAAGAAGATGCAACTTTAGGGATAGCCGAAGCGCGTCCCGATCCGACAAATTCCGCTCCTCTAGCTAAAGCTCGTTGAGTAAAGTTTTGTGGTTCAAGATTATTCCCAGTTAATTCATCAATACCTTGAGCTATATGAGGAGTTACATATTCATAAGGAGCCGTATAATCTCCACCTAAATAATTACCTATATATGAAGGAAGATTAGCAGCAAATCCAAGAGTGTCAGGAACTCCACCTATTAATCCAGCTAAGCCATACTTGCCTAGCATTCCTACCGTACGGCCTTCTTGGGTTAATTTTTCTTTTCGTTTAGTTTTTTGTTCTGGAGTCAATCGTGCCATATTTTACCTTATTGCGCCAAAATACTTTTAAGTCTTTCAAAATTTTTATTTAAAAGTTTCTGATCAGCATTGTTATTAGATTGTGTTGGCTCCTCAGCTGCTCTATGTGCATCATTTACTTCTCCAATTTCTTCTCCAAATATCACTTTGCGCCATTTAGATATATTAGATTCATTAACTTTAACATGACCTTTTTTATCTAAAGACAGATATGGATTTTTGCGTTCGTAAGCTGCCCAGGTTTGTTCGAATTTGTTTGGGTCTCTTCCTGCATCAGCCCATTTTGTTAGCGCTTCTGCTTTTTCATCAAGTGCAATACCGCGAGCTTTAATTCCTCTGATAAGAGAGAGATTGGCCTCTTCTGTATTACCTTTTTTAGGTTTTGCATCTATAATAATTTGAGCAGCAGCATCAGTTGAGCGACCATCTTTTACTTGTCGTTCTATTTCTCCAATAATATTGGATACCTCCCCAGTAAATATCTGACTAGCATTGACTTCGTCAGGATTAATCCCTAAGGCATTAGCCCAACGTTCTTTCGTTTCAGGATCTAACCCTTTTCCTGAAAATAAATGTGGAATAATAGCTTCTAATTGATCGGCAGTATGTACTGTAGCACGAGCATTTCGGGCTTGATCATTAGTTTTTCTTACATACTCATCGGCTTCTTGAATGCGTCTAGTTTTAACGGCAAGTTCTGCTTTCTTCCCTAATTCACTAGTATCAAATTCATCATATCTGGGTTCCCTATTTTGTTGCGGAGGAGCCATATTTAAACTTTGATTATCCATAGTCATATTATTTTGTGGTTGTTGCATTCCACCTCCTCCCATTCCTTGCATTCCTCTTACAGGTGGAGTTTTATATTCTCCTCCTTCAGGATGACCTTTATTAGGCACCCACTGTGATTGAGGTAAAGCTCCTAAAATTGCGGGATGATCCACACCAGCTGCAAGTAAATCAGCAAGTCCCCCTCCTTGTTGTAGAATCTGAGAAGCAGTAGCAAGTTGTTGTTGTTTGTTTTCTTGTTTGTTTCTCTCAAGATTAGTTTTTTCTTGATCACGAAAAATCTTGGCAGCTTGTACATATGCATCTTTGGCAGGAACTCCAGAAGCCATTAGTTGACCTGCAATACCGGCAGTATTCATTTGTCCCGGGGAGAGCCCTTCTTGTTCAAGTCTATCTTGATTCGCATTCCAAAAATTAGCTAACGATTCAAACATATTAATACCTCCAAGGCGTCCCTTCAATATTGTCACTAGCATTATATGGCATACCATTATAAGGATTGACCCGTTGCGCACCATAAGGCTCTGGATTCATTCCACGGTTGCCATATTTAAAACTTGTATTTAATAATTGAGTGCCTAAACCAGCTAGTCGTGTTAAACCACTCGCTCTACCTTCGGTAGGCCCTATAGAGCCTCCCAATAATGGCTGCATATATTCTTGGAATCCTCTTGCTTGTTGGAATCTAGGATCATTTACTAATTGTCCGCGTCCATTCATTGCTTCAAGTTGCTGCTGATGGTATCCTCGAATTGCTTCGCCTGCACCAAGTTTAGCTCCTTGCCTTTGATTCATGAAATTGATACCAGCTTCTGTATTTCTCATTGCCATATCATCACGAATATTTTCAATTTCATGATTGCGGCGTTCTTCTAGATTATTAAGCTGATTTTGAAAACTTGAATTACTTCCAGGGTTAATACGGTTATTTGTTATACCCTGTCTTGCATTAGCTTTTCCTATGAGCTTATCATAATTTTCATTTGCAAGTTGCTCGCGGCGTTTACCAACTGCATTAAATGGTGCCATATATTTAGAGAGCACTCCTTCAATATCCGGATTTTCTAACTCTTCATAGACGCCTTTTTCCAGTCTATGGGGTTCCGCAATAAGTCCTTGTTGCCATCTTGGTATCTCCGGAGTCCCCTCTTGCACTTCTGATGCTTGCGGATTGTATAAAATGTCTTGCGGAGTTATATTGTACTCTTTTAAAATAGGAGCTAATCGTGGGTCATTAGCTGCGCGCATTAATGCATTTATAACTGCTGTATCTCTTTTACTTCCTTGTTGTAAGCCATATTCAGCGGCATTTAGCCCTGACTTTTGGGGCTCTCCTCTTTTGTCGCGCCTACCGCCAAAATAGGTCCCTATACCGGTTCCTACTCCTATTGCGAGTGGCGCTGCTACTGCTAATGGTAAAACCATGATAATACCTCAAAATGAACTTAATGTTACGGTTCTCCATGCTAGAGTACCTGAATTGTTGATCAAAATATACTCCAAAGATGGGCTTAAGACTCTGTCATATAGCAAGTCTAGTGATGGATTTACATCTGCTGAACTTGCAGGTATAGGCCTATCTGTTCTAAGTCTGCCTTGAAGATAATATGGCTTTAAACTTCTAGTTAAATTTCTCATTTGTTGCTCAAGTAGAGTGATTCTCCTAATTGCTTCTTCAAGCGTATTAAACGCACTCAAAGTATCAAATTCATTTACTGCTTGTTCATACATAATTACCTCGGTGTCGTAGTTCGGAGTTCTTCAAAGAATTTCTCAAGTCGGAATCCAGTAGTATTGTCGAATACAAATTTATATTGTCTTTGCCTGCCGTTAGCTCGTGCTTCAATTTTTTGTGTAGTACTGATAATATTATAAGGGCCAAATGATCTCGGGAAGGGCGCGGAATCATATTCTTTCGTAAAAATATACATATTACATACAGGTGCAGTAATCATGGTAGTACCAAGTGGTAATAAAGTAATACTTGGTATTATGCGCAAGATTTCTTGCATATATTCGCCGGTGTCTATTATGGAGTCATTAGAAGTTAGACTACCTGACATTGGATTACCATTATCGCTATAATCGCCAGGTGCTTCATGTAGATATAAAACTCCATTAATAGCAGGATTACATTGTCCAAATGCTAAGACCTGTTCTCTAAGAGGGTTTGTAGGCTCTTCGGATGCAGTTCTAGCAAGTGCGCCATTAGTCCAATGCCCTTCTTGCCAATTCCAAATAACATAGTCACTAGGTTCTTCTGATGCTCCAAACGGTGCAAACCACCATATTTCATTAAATTCTTGCGATTTATGCGCAAAACTATGATACGCCGTTGGTTCTCCAAGATTACTAAAAAACCATTCATTGAGTGTATTACCAGGAATTACCTGAGCAATTGCGCCATTGTACATATAAAAATTATTTTGACCGGCCCAGACTATATTATCTTGAACTGTTGTAGAACACTGAGGCCCTAAAACACCATCTGACACCATAATATCATCTAAAAGCCATGTATCGGGAGCACCTACAAATGTCATACGATGTACAGAATTACCCGTAAATACAATATTCTGTCCTTTGCAATATTCGGAAGTAAGCAATCTTCCTGCACCGGTCAAATTACCGCTAAATGCAGTCACGGTCGCATCAGTTACCGACCAATTTGTGACATCGTTTGTAGAGGCAATATTATTTACAATCCCATCTGCTCCAAATACAACAACCTGATTATTCATCATTGTGACATAATTGATAGCGGTTGGCGTTCCATTTCCCGTAAGTAATACAGGCGCAACAGTATTGCTTCCTTGCCATTGATATAAGCCTCCTTGATTGCCCGGAGTCATTAAAACGGTCTTAGTACTTCCAACTGTATACGAAGCAAATGACCAGATTTGTGGAATTGCAGTGCCACCAGTATTAGAGCGCGGTGTGCCATACTTTCCTTGTCCATATAGCCCCCCTCCATATCCTATACCGCTTATGAACATACAATTACCTGCAGCTATTTGTCCTTGTACTGTAGTTCCTGCACCCCCTCCTCCACTCGCTGATGATGTCGCAAAATGTCCCGATGTATCGGCGGTAGTTGAATAATAGCTATAAGCATTTACTGAAACATTGCGTATTACTGCTTCTATATTTATATCACCAATTGCAAAGCCACCAAATGCCGTTGCACCTACAATTTTTACGCGATCACCATTATTATAACCATGTGCTAGTTGTGAAACCGATATAACTCTAGTCGCAAGATTTACTGCATTTCCTCCACCGGTTGCAGTAGAAGTTGCTGCCATTGTTGATGTTGATTGATAGGTAATACTTGTGAGCCCGACAGAATCAATTACAAAAGTACCATTAATATCTGCCGCGGCGATTCCTCCAACAGTACCAGTCGCACCAGTTATTTCTATAAAATCGCCGACTTGAAAAAGTCCTATAGCAAAGGGTGAAACAGCAACTTTTATTGTTTTCGTAGCAACAGTAGTGGTTATTGGATTATTACCGAATAACCCATAATTAGTACTTAAACTATTAGCTATTGCAACAGCGTCAGCAGATGGAACAAGAGGAGTAATATTATATAAATTACCAGATTCATAACTATAAAGCCCATAACTTGTACCTATTAGTAAATGCTCAAGCCCGTTATTATCAATAAATGACCAAATTGTCCTTGGTACGCCAGTTAAAGTCTGGTTATTACCATACATAATTTGCTGCCATCCACCTATTTTCTGAGGAAAGCTTTTATAGAATCTTATTTTATCCGCATCGGCCCATTGGAATGATGTATAGGCATTATCGTCCTTATTTACACCAGGAGGGATTGCTATCGGATTACGCCTACTTACGAGCATTTAGCCCCCGAATGATATAAAGTAATTCCCTGCGAATACTGTAGGTTGCATTGTATTGTGAGGTTGAGTAACGTACATTCCTGCATCCAGTACACCACCCGCAAAAGATGTTCCTGAGTCATTATAAAGATTGGCATTGAGTGTACCATTATTAGTTGGTGCGCCGCCAATAATACCACCAGTTGCTCCCGGGAAAATTCCCGCCTGTCCTTGCATAAAGTGCTGATGAACTGCTAATTCTTCAATGGAATCGGTATGCCCTTCTTCACCATT